GTGAACAGCGGAACACCACTGTGCCTGGGCAGAACAGGCTACCGGGATTTAAGGCACCCGGCACCGGCCGTAACGGCCAGGCGGCTAAGGCAATCGCCACCCTAATTCGGCCAACCCTGACGAGTCAGCCGCTCCATTTTCCGCTTCGATGGCCAGTAGTTCCCCTACCACATCGGGGTACACTACCGCCTCCGGCCGATCGAGCGACGCCAAAATCTCAGCTTCCGCGGCGCGAACCCACGCCTCGTCCACCGGACGCTGAGGGGTGGAGTACCACTCAGCAACGGCCGCGTACGCATTCCCCTCCCCCGCGGCGAACAGGTTTAGGGGTTGACCCATCGGCACGACATTGCGCCACTGCGTAGCATAGTACGCATTGGCAGTGCGACGCGCATAGTTAACGTCGTCGCTATGACCCATATGTGAACGCAGCTTGTCCAAGGCTTTTGTCACAAAGGGTCCGAGGATTGGCACATGATTAGCGGCTCGCTGGTAGGCTTCCAACTTCTGCTCCAGCACAGCTAGCACCCACTCATCCGTGGGGCGCTGCGACAAGTCAGATATCGAAAACATACGAGCGAGCGCTCGACCAATACACGTCGTGAGACGGTACTGGACGGTGCCATCCGCAGCCAAGCCCGGGAATGTCTGCGAGCTGTAAAAAGTAAACTTGCTCACAGGCACCAGATCACCGGTCATGGGGCAGCTCACCGACGTTGCGTAGTCGACGAAGCTGCGCTTGAACTCAACTACATCCAACTCATGATGTAGAAGGAGTGTCATGTCGTCTCCGCCAATGATAGCAATAACGCGACCTGGCTGGAAACCCCGAATGTCACGGGCACGCATGTCCAAAAAAGCCGACACGACGCGCGACCACGACCACGTGTTCAAGCACGTGGTGAATCGCAGGCCAGATGCCAGCAACGGCTCGACGATGACTTGCGCCCCGAGGCGCGTGTCTGCTACCGTGTGCGTGCACACGCGCTCGAATGCCTGTATCACGCCGGTGGGTAAGCCCCCGCAGAGCATGCTGCACAAGGCAGTAAACCCTTCGTGGACCACCGACGACTGGTACAGGTCCCACGACGACCCGTCAGCGCACAAACAGTGCGTGAACCCGCGCTCCTTCCAAAACTCGACGAACGCGGCAACAACCTGCGCGTCGGAGAAAGGCGCGAACAAAAACGGGAAGTGAGGGTCCCACACAGTGAGTGGGATAACAGAGCGCACGTCGTCGTCATCTCGTGCTTGCGACATAACGGGTCCAAGGAAGTCGTATGTGCCGAAGTTTCGCATGAACGCTTCGACCACGAGAACAACCGAACCGAAAACCGCTTGATCCGTTGGGTAGGCCGCGGCTAAGACAGCGCGCGGTTTGCTCTTGCCCAAGGCGAACGGTTGCACGGTCGTGTTCTCTCTCTTCACCATCGCGTTCATAAGCGTCACGCGGTGGTGAGTCTGGTCGTACGCATGCTGGAGCGCGACGTCAATGGCCTCCATCGCGAGGAGCGTTTGCAGCGTCCCCGCTTCTCCCGGCGGCGGCGGCCGTGGGGAAAGGAAGTCCATGACGACTCGCGCTTGCTCCGCAGTCACAAACGACCCCTTGTCCAGCAAAGGAGCAGCACCGCGTTGGAACCGACTGAGAATACGCGCAGGGTTACTGCGCCGCGACCCAGCCGTCATTCGTTCTGACGGCTTGGTCATACTCATTGCAGGAGCAGCAGTTTCAGCCGGGACAAGTAATGCCCCATGGCGGCTCTCCACACGAATGGGAGCCTGGCCGACGCTGCTCGACAATGCAATCAAGTCGGTGACGCGCTCAAAATTCGTCATCAGAGCTCTCTGTACCCAGACACGCTGAGTACTGATATAGATGACGAAAGGGATGGGCGGCGCTGGCCAGAAGGGAATGGACAACCGTTCCATGGATGCCGCTTTGCGTCGCCACGCTTCGACGGACACCAGGACCGACATCCATGCACCCTCTGCGGTGACTGAAGGATCGGGTCTCTCATGAAGCACACGCTGACGGAGCGCCGCACGCAGGCCGTGCGGGCAGCCAGCATACGACACCGTCAACCATGAACGCACGCCGCGAGCATCGTCCACGTGCTTGGCAGGCACGGTGGGTCCGACGATCACGGTGGCTGGCGCCGAGCCA